TATTACAGGATTTGCAGATATGATTCAGCTAACACATTTGAAAATACAACAAGTTATGTCAAGAATGGTGCCGGATGGTGTATATCTTGATGCTGACGGATTAGCTGAAATTGATTTAGGTAACGGTACAAATTATAATCCGCAGGAAGCTTTAAACATGTTCTTCCAAACAGGTTCTGTAATTGGTAGATCATTTACTTCTGATGGCGATATGAATCCTGGTAAAATACCAATTCAACAAATATCATCTAACCCGGGCAGTAATAAAATAGCATCGCTAATTAGTACATATAACTATTATTTGCAAATGATGCGCGATACCACAGGGCTCAATGAGGCAAGAGATGGTAGTTCTCCTGATAAAAATGCTTTAGTAGGTGTTCAAAAATTAGCTGCTATGAATTCAAACACAGCTACTAGGCATATATTACAGAGTGGTTTATTTTTAACGGCTGATGCTGCTGAAAAAATATCTTTAAGAATTTCTGATATTATTGAATATTCGCCAACTAAAGATGCGTTTATACAACAAATTGGCGTGCATAATGTAGCTACACTAGCGGAGCTCGATGAGTTACATTTATATGATTTTGGTATATTTATTGATTTGATGCCAGATGAAGAAGAAAAACAATTGCTTGAAAATAATATTCAAGTAGCTTTATCTGCAGGTTTAATAGACCTGGATGATGCTATAGATATTAGAGAAATTAAAAACCTTAAGTTAGCAAATCAATTACTTAAAATACGTAAAAATAAAAAGCAACTTAAAGATCAGCAAATTCAACAGCAGAATATTCAAGCTCAAGCGCAGGCAAATGCGCAAGCACAGCAGGTTGCCGCACAGGCTGAAATACAAAAACAACAAGCTTTAATATCAAGTAAAATACAACTTGAACAAGCTAAAGCAAATTTAGACAGTAATAAATTAATTCAAGAAGCTCAATTGAAAAAAGAATTAATGAATTTAGAATTTCAAATAAATATGAAATTGCAAGAAAATACATTGGGCGTTAAAAAACAAGAAGTAAAAGAAAAAGAAGATCGTAAGGATAATAGAACAAAATTAGTTGCATCGCAACAATCCGAGTTAATCGATCAAAGAAAAAACAATTTACCACCTAAAAACTTCGAATCTGCTGGAAACGATATAATTAGTGGTAATTTTGGTTTAGGTTCTTTTGAACCTAAGTAATCTATAGTGTATAATTATATAATATCTTATCATGTCAGACACAATAAAAGTTAATTTGGTAGACAGCGAAGAGCCGTCTATCCAAGAAAAAGAACAGGCTGTATTAGAAAATGCTGGGGTAGAAGTTGAGTCATCAACTGATACTTATAAAGTTGATTTATCTAAACCTCCTGTTGAAAACGAAATAAAACAAGAAGAGGATGCCGTTCAAGAGCAAAGCGCAGATGAGGTTCCTGTTCGCAACGAATCCGAAGCTAGCCAAGAAGTGGCAGAAAAAGTACGGGATACCGAAGAGCCTACCGAAGAAAAAGAAGAAGTAATTTTACAAGAAATTACTGAACAAGAACTCTCGGAAGAAACAGTACAAGAAGTTGCTGAAGAATTAGAAGAGCAAGTAGAACAAGCGTTTGTTGAAGCTGAAGCCGGTAATGAACTTCCGGAAAATATTCAAAAAGTTGTAGACTTTATTAATGAAACAGGCGGGACGCTTGAAGATTATGTAAGTTTAAATAAGGATTATTCAAATGTTGATGACCAAAACTTACTTAGAGAATACTATAAAAAAACTAAACCTCATCTATCTTCAGATGAAATTGATTTTTTAATTGAAGATAAATTTTCATTTGACGAAGAAATAGACGAGGAAAGAGACATAAAGCGTAAAAAGTTAGCGTTTAAAGAAGAGCTAGCTGGTGCAAAAAGTCATTTAGACAGTCTCAAAAACAAATACTACGAAGAAATTAAAGCTGGGTCTAGGTTAACGCCTGACCAACAAAAAGCTGTTGATTTTTTCAATAGGTATAATAACGAAACCGAAGAGGTAGCAAAAATAGCTGAAAAGCAAAAATCTATATTTTCACAAAAAACTAGTAATGTTTTTAACGATCAATTCAAAGGTTTTGAATATAGTGTCGGAGATAAAAAATATAGGTTTAATGTTAAAAATGCAAATGAAGTAAAAGAAGCCCAAAGTGACATTAACAATTTTGTCAAGAAGTTCTTGAATGAAAATAATGAAATGTCGGATGCTAAAGGTTATCATAAATCTTTGTTTACAGCTATGAATGCGGATTCGATTGCAAACCATTTCTATCAACAAGGCAAAGCCGACGCGTTGAAAGAAAGCATGAGTAAAGCCAAAAACATCAAAATGGATCCGAGAGGGATACATAATCAACCTGGTGCTAAAGGCGGAGTTCAAGCGAGAGTTGTAGGGGATTCAACTTCTTCATTAAAATTAAAACTTAAAAATTACTAAAACTTAAAAAAATGGCAATTGATTTTCAGGGGACTAACACTTATCCAACTAAGAAAGCGTTATCCTCAAATTATTTAGACATTCAAAACAACGGGTGGGCACAACAATACCTTCCTGAATTATATGAACAAGAAGTAGAGCGTTACGGAAACCGTTCAGTATCTTCTTTCTTACGTATGGTAGGAGCAGAAATGCCTATGGCTTCTGATCAAGTTATTTGGTCTGAGCAAGGGCGTCTACACCTTTCCTATGGTGACGCTAGTACAAATCTTGCAGTGCTTACTGATGCGTCAGCTGGATTAGTTACAATTGCAGCTGGGCATGCTATCCGCAAGGGGCAATTAGTCGTTATTTCTGATGGAACTACAACTACTAAAGGATATGTTTCTGCTGTACCGTCAAGTACAACTTTAAATGTTCTTCCTTATACCGGCGCTAGCTTAGAAGCCGCACCGGCAAGCTATTCTGACGCTGATCCAGTAAAACTTTTTGTATTCGGTTCTGAATTCAAAAAAGGTGACCTAGGAATGCAAGGAGATACTATTAACCCTACTTTTACTACCTTCACTAACAAACCTGTTATCATTAAAGATAAATTTGAAGTATCAGGATCTGATGCGGCTCAAATTGGATGGGTTGAAGTTTCTGGTGAATCTGGTGAAGCTGGATACTTATGGTATATCAAAGCTGAAGGTGAAACTCGTACTCGTTTCGAAGATTATCTTGAAATGACTCTTGTTGAAGCAGAAAAAGGCGGTACTGGCAACGTTATTGATACTGAGCTTGGAGCTACTAGCGATGACGGTGTAGGCACAGAGGGGCTTTTCGCTGCTATCGAATCTCGTGGCCATACTGCTACTATGTTTGACGACGACACTGTCGCTAATACTACTCTTGACATTAAACAGTTGATTGAAAAGCTAGACGCGCAAGGCGCTATCGAAGAAAATATGTTCTTCCTTAACCGCGAGCGTAACCTTCGTCTTGATGACTGGTTAGCTTCTCAAAATTCTTATGGTTCTGGTGGTACTTCTTACGGAGTATTCGAGAACAGTGAAGACATGGCATTAAACCTTGGCTTTTCTGGTTTCCGCAGAGGCTCTTACGATTTTTACAAGTCTGACTGGAAATATCTTAATGATGGCCAAACTCGTGGATTTATTAATGACATTAAAGGTGTTCTAGTTCCTGCAGGCACTTCATCTGTTTATGACCAAGCTCTTGGTAAAAACATTCGTCGTCCATTCCTTCACGTACGTTACCGTGCTTCTGAAGCTGATGATCGAAGAATGAAATCTTGGGTAACTGGTTCAGTAGGTGGTGCTGCTACTAGCGATCTTGACGCTATGGAAGTACACTACTTGTCTGAAAGATGTTTAGTTGTACAAGCTGCGAATAACTTCGTACTTTTCAATGCATAATTTGTAACATTAAGCCTGGGGTCATTAATTTGGCCCTGGGTTTATTTTAATTTTTTTATTTTATTATATCATGGCAAAAAAAGCTACAGCAGAAGATACTATTGAGGTTGCACCTCAAAAAACAGTTAAAGCTAAAACTGTAAAACAACAGCCGACAAAACCAAGTTGGGAAATTAAAGACCGTATTTATAGGCTTAAAAACGGTAAAACTCCTTTAACAGCAACAATCAAATCAAGAAATTTATATTGGTTTGATGATGAAAAAGGGTATGAGCGTGAAATGAAATACGCTATAAATCAAAAAACTCCTTTTGTTGATGAATTTAAAGGCGAAGCAAGGCTAGCGCATATCACTTTTTTAGATGGCGTTTTAGCAGTCCCTAAAGAAAAACAAACATTACAAAAACTTCTTTCGTTATATCATCCTTTAAAAGATAAAAAATATTACGAAGTAGATGAGGTTAAAAATGCAGAAAATGATCTTGATGTACTAGAGCTTGAAATAGAGGCTTTAAATATTGCATCAAGTATGGATATTGACCAAGCAGAAGCTATTATGCGTACTGAGGTTGGAAATAATGCATCTAAGATGACTTCTAAAGAGCTTAAAAGAGATTTATTACTATTTGCTCGCAGAAATCCATTTTTGTTCTTAGAACTTGCTAATGACGATAATCTTAATATTAGAAACATTGGCATTAAATCCGTAGAGCAAGGAATAATTAAATTATCAAATGATCAGCGCACATTTACGTGGGCTAGTAATGGTAGAAAATTAATTACTGTACCATTTGATGAAAACCCATATTCTGCATTAGCAGCATACTTTAAAACCGATGATGGAATTGAAGTATACCAAACAGTTGAAAAACGATTAAAATAAGTGATATTTAGGTATAGGCCTACAATATCCGTGGGCCTAACCTAAAATATT